GAGCCATCCCTAGTTTTTCCTTTCCAGCTCTATCTGCCTTATACCAGCCAGGTTATTGTTGCCCTTCTCAATCACTGCCAGCAGCGGCTTAATCCAGAGCACAGCCTGGCAGTATGTTATTGAGCTGGCGGCAGCGGCACGATCATCGGCTGTGTCAGGTCTGTTGGTATCGGTGCGCAAGGCGCTGGCACGTAAACGGTGCGCGTATTCGAGCAACCCGCCAGCGATATCAGCAGGAACAGGTAGATCACAGGTTTTTTCACGGCGTAGAATCTCCCGGTATTCGATTATGGTTTCTTCTGTACTGGTGTCGATCAGGGAATTCAGCCTGTTGGCTTGTTCCGCCACCTTATTCAACCGATTGAAGTTGAACGCTTGGGTGGCGATTATCTGCTCCTGCAGAGCATTGTCACTGCGCAGAACCTTGTTATCACTCTGCAGGCCGTTGGCGTCTGAGCAACTTTTAACGAGTGCGACTGAGAGACCAGCAATAACCACAACCACGATTGGTAAAAGATTAAAGTTCACTGGTCTATCCCCCAGCACGCCAAAGCACTTTCCTGGTCTCGCCGTTCTACCTGACCGTAGCAGCCGTTCTTCTGGCCTTTGGTTAGCCTGCAGTCGCGACCACCGTCTCTAATCCACCAGCGAATTGCCTCGCATGCCCCGTGGCGGTCACCGGCATTGATGCGCTTATAGAACGTGGACGGGAAGCACTTACCCGGCCCGATGTTGTACGGACAGAAAGATGCGATCCCAGCTTTCTGCGGTTCGGTAAGCGGTACCGAAATATTACGGTCAACCCATGCCAGAGCCTTATTGCGTTCGATAGCATTCACCTGATTGCATTTGGCCTGTGTCAATTTCATGCCCTGCACAACCGGTTTACCATCAACCACCGTTGCGCCGCGGCAAATAGTCCAAATACCACCGCCATCTTTGTACGCCGTAAGGCTGTTACCCTCTTTCTCATTCAGAAATTGATCGAGAATGACTGATGCAGGCGCTCCAGCAAGTACCAGCCCCAGAACTGCCGCACTTAACTTTGCTCTGGATCCCATCACTCACCTTCCTTTTGTAATGCCTCAACGACCACGCTTGCAGCCGCAGGACGCTCGTGAAGGGGTTTATCACCAACGCCTTTCAGATAGTCATTGACCATTTTTGTTCGCTTCTCATCCTCTCTACGCCTGCGGTTTGCATCCACCCGCCCGTTAATGTAGGAGGCAAGCGAGATAAGCAGACCAGCAGCGCCAAAGAACATGAACACCAGATCCTGAGTGGTAAATCCAATGGCTGACGCCAGAGCTGCTACCCACGCGAAGAACTGCGTGAAGATGTTCCCTGAGTGATCGTTCATTTTCATGGTCTCTCACCTCGCTAAATGCGGGTGCTGTTGCTAGAAATAAAAAAAGGCCGCCAAACGGCAGCCTTGTGAGGATTGAAACCTGTTGGAGCATCCTTCTCCTGAGAAGTGCAATTAATTAAATAATCCTTAAGAAGAGCTATTTAACTCTTTAAAATAATTAACTTTTCACATAGTTTTTAAATGTTATCATTTGCGTTAAGTAAACGACTTATCCTCACAGGGATAAAAGAGATACAAGCAGGTAGCACTGGCATTATTCATGCGGAGAAGATTGATGTCGTTCTCCGCACTTTTTAGTGCCCACATCCAGTTAGCAATGTCCATCAGCCACTACATTAGTGCCAGAAACATGATCAGACATTTAGCCCCCTCTTGCTTTGGCCACCCCATTCAGAAAATTTGAGTGGAGAGATAAAAAAAAGCCCGCTCTTTTGAAGCGGGCCAATCAGTTGACTATTTGTAAGGTAGGTGTGAGTGAAACCAATGCCTCAGTAGTGAAGCTGTATCGGCTGATTCACATAAGGTTCAGGAGAACCACCGAGCATTCAGTAACTTCTCACGACTTAAAGCGTAGCAGTAGTTTTCGAAGTCATAAAAAAAGGCCTGCGTTTTATGGCAGGCTCTCAAGGAATTTGAAACTTGTGTTGTTGTTTTCATGGTGCCGGGTGCCTCCCGGTGACTCTACCCCAGTCAGCAAAGACGCGCGCATACCTGCAGACAGCAGTTGACTGGTACGCCCTTTCGCATAGAAAGGATTCACCACGTGAATAAATTACGATGAATTCATTCGCATGGTCAATACGTCATTGCTATGGGCACTCTTAAAACAAGGGATAACAAAAAAAGCCGCCGATAGGCAGCTTTGAAAAATGTTTGGCTCAGTTTTCATCAGGAAAGAAGATGATTTGTTGCGCCGGGCTCCTCCCGGTGAGAATGACTCCAGTAAACATTCCCGCGTCTGAGAGGTTTCCTTTTCAGGTAACTACTGGAACGCCCCACCGCAGAGGGGGATTCGCAACACTCACAGTATAGACATAGAAATTTAAAAAGCCCCACGGGGTTAACCGCGGGGCTTTAAACGAAGGCAATAACCCATCGTTAGTGGAAAACTACCACAGATTCGAGAAAAGTAAATAGCTCACGATAAAATAATGCCCTATTTTGTTATCTGCTTCAGCTGCGCATCAGCCCACGCCTCTTCGATATCAAACTTGGTGATGAGCTGGTCGTAGAATGGCTTAACAGACTTCTTCCAGGTATCGAGGCTGATTGCATCCGTTATCTGACACACCGCGGCGTAAGCCTCAGTGGAAGGAATTCGTTCATACCCCCGCCCACTGCAGCGCTTGCAATCAGCCAGTACCGGCACACCCTGCTGTTCAGTAAGAACCTGATTAACGGCTTTCCCGCGTCCATGGCAATCTTTACAGGCACGACTAACAACCTTCTTACCCTTACACTGAGGGCATAGAACGCGCGCTACCTCCCTGACCTGTCTGCGCAACTCATACTCAGAAGGACGAATATCCTCCGCGCCCATGTGCAAAGACATCTTCACGAACTTCTTTTCTTTTGCCGGAGTGTGAGACTTCATGCTGAAAACCTCAGCGTCAATAAACCCTTCCCCATTGCAGCCATCGCACTGCTTCACGCTGGCGGCGCTGCGAGAATAATCCTCAAAAGCGAAGGTGGCTAACTGATGCATCACCAGTGGCTTAACCCCGGCATCCAGCTTGCGCAGCGCAGCCACACGATCGCACTTAGTCAACGCGTACTGGGCCAGCAATTCGATCGCCCTCACCCGATCGTTGTAACTGATACCCATCTTCCCGAGAAAGGCACTGTAACCCATGGCGGCCCGTTCCTGCGTCATCCCCATGGCAGCCATGATATCCGTTCCGGTTAATGAGTCTGACGCAGTAGCACGCGGAGAGTCGCTAATCACTGTCGATTTGGCAAAATGATATTTGAGTGTATTTTCGAGATTCATGCGGTCTCCAGCTCGGTAATGGTGAGTTCTAATTTCCCGTCCTTAATGACAGGCATTTTCACAACGCGATAATCCACAACCTGGCAGTCATCCCGCCAGAATCCCGCCTTGGTTAAAGCGTCGAATGCAGCTTTCTGCAGGTTATCCAGATCACGGCGCCGGCGGTCGGGCATGTGACATTCAATTAGGATTTTGAGTGGTGCAGCCGTCCGAATATTAAGACGAGCGCTTCGAATGACGCTGGCCACCGCATAGCGATACGCGACGCCATCAGCACTGATATGCGTGCGCCCGCGGTTGTGCCTGTAATACCGGTTGTTGCTCGGCGGCCAGGGCAAAGTGATTTGATATGTCTTCACGTTCACCCCCACATCCGGTTTCGCCAGCGACTGTCCGGGCGGGCTGGTGTATTTGAGGTCGGCAGGAATGCACTGACAGTCCAGGTCACGTAATCCTGGTTTAGGCTGCGCTCAACGCGCACGCCGCGCGCTTTGTAACGCTTAACCAGTTCGTCAGCCTGTTCGGTGCTGCAATCGGTGTGGTGGAACCAGGTATATTTCATGTCCATCACCCCGCAAAGCCAAATAGCTGTGCGGCGACATTTTCTGCCTCATCACGACTGCGGAATGAACGGGACAGGACCCAGCGCCAAAGTACATCGAGCGCAGCTTTATAGAGTTGTTGAAACTCGAGTTCGTCCATGTTGGCAAACGAGATGCTGCGAGGATGCTTTTTGAGTGTTCCGTCTGGCAGCTGAATGGCATCAAAGTGCCCTGCCTCAACGATCACCCAGGAGCGGTAAGCATCGAAGGATTTGCACAGGCTAATACCATTCGTGACGCGCCGGTAAGCAACCTGTTCCAGATACTGCTCAGCAGCATCGATGAGCGCGCCCTCATTCCCGCCATAAGAAGCCAGGAATTTGGCGTAGCCGGTAATCAGCTTCCGCTCGTTACTCGAGATAGCCCCGCCGGTTGGTTCCCAGTATTCAAAACCGAGATTGAGAAGCGCGAAAAAGCGCCGGTGAAAAGCCGGGTTTCGTACCCGCCTGAACTCGGCAACAAGAACATCGCCGAGCCGGGTTTTGGATTGCAGGATATCACTGGTCTCGGGTGTGGCCGGGATCAGTATTCCTGAATGGTGTTTGATAAGTTGTAATTCTAGCGCCATGGTTCTCTCCGTGGCGCATCAGGTATAGGTTGTTCAGGCCTATGAAAGAATAATATCAGACGGTGGTATTACTCGGTACCCCAGTCGTTTTGCAAATTGCATAAACCCGTTGAAAGTGAAGATTTCTTCCTCTTCGAGTAACGGTCGTAATGAAACTATTCCATTTACTCGATAAACCAGATATCTCCCTTCCGCCGGGAAGCTATAGATAACTGCTTTATCGGCCCTTCTGACCACGTCGTACCATTGATTATCTGCATTAAAGGCATCTGCACTACACACTATTTCCCCCCAGAGCGACTTATCGACGCGATAAACAGTAATCGGGAACAGCCAGGGGAACGCAAACAGCGATACTCTTTGAAACTGCTCCAGTGAAATTCACGCGATTAATAAAACCACTCGTCCGCGCTTTCCCAGGTCTCCTGCAGGATATGTTCGACCTCTTTCTTGTCGCCCCCGAAAACAGTCAAACCGTCACTACTGGCACGCTTAATCGTAATCTGGCAATCATCGAACTGTTTGCTGAGCCTTTTGAGCAGTTCTGACTCGAGTGCAGGTATAGCTCCATCAGGAAGTTTCTTCATGCGATCAATGGTTAACTCGATTATCATTTTTTCCCTCCGCAACGAATTACTGTATGCATATACAGTGTATTTATAAACTTATGTTACAGATTTTGCAACGCTTTAAGAGCGTCTAATGCAAATCACCGCATTGTTTACACACTAAAAAAACATCAGGCCATTTCTTTAATCGGGAGTTATTTTTCAATGGATTGTAGTTTTGAGGGGAAAAGTAAGAATGAATGTTTGCATTTTCAGCATGGCTCAAATGCACGGCGCCACATTCAAATTGCTTAAATTTGATCCAACTTTGCGTGGGGTACGGTGTCCGCTTCTTGCCAGGAGCAGACGTTGCCGTTTTTTTAGATGCACTGCACAGCAAAATCCCTTGGCCAGCAAATTCAATCATTACGATCATCATGGCTGATAAGACGCGTGCGACAGACATCCAGAATTTCATCAGCCAGAGCGGAATTATCCGGGCATGCACGAGACAGTACCAGAGCGCCGACAAGATGCGCGATGGTATCTATAAGGTCAGCGCGCATACCATTTTCAGCACCTAAAACTGCCAATTGCCGTTCAATTCCAGCCGCAAACGTCTCCTTTATTGACTCAGACTGACGCGCTGCATCAGTACTTAGCGCAGACATGACACAGCCTTTTCCCATGTGATCGCGATGTTCTCGGGATAGATAATATTCAATAAATTTGTCCCGGTTAACACCCTCAGTTTTTTCTGCGGATTGAGTAAAACCACATTTCATGGCTTCAGCCAGCAAATCAGCTTTAGAACCAAAATGCTTATAGAAGCCGCCGTGAGTTAACCCTGCCTCTGACATCAGTTCCGATATCCCGATGCCATCGTAACCTCGTTCACGAAAAAGTTCTGAGGCTGTTTCAACAACTCGCATCCGGTTTTCCCGAACCTGCTCTTTCGAAACCTTCATTCTTTCTGCCCTTTTGAAAATAAGGGTTAAGTATACATTGATGATGATCATAATCAAACCAGTTGACTTTATAGATTATGATCATCATCATTAAAAGCAACCTTTACCCACCACTGATTAGGCAAATAATCATGACGAATCGATCACTATTTCAACCTTATGCTCTCGGTCCAATAACACTTGCCAACCATATCGTGATGGCACCGCTTACACGTAACCGAGCCGGAGCTGGTCTGGTACCAAGCGAGCTGGCGGCTACCTATTACGCACAGCGTGCTACAGCAGGACTGCTAATTACTGAAGCCACGCAGATCTCAGCGCAGGCACAGGGCTATCAAGATACACCGGGCATCTATACGCAGGCTCAAATCGATGGCTGGCGCAAAGTAACGGATGCGGTGCATGCCAAAGGCGGACGCATATTTGTACAGCTATGGCACGTAGGACGAATTTCACATGTCGATTTACAGCCAGGCGGGGTAGCACCGGTAGCTCCGTCAGCCATCCGTGCCGAAACAAAAACCTTTGTTAACAACGGTTTTGCTGACGTTTCAGAGCCACGTGCGCTCGAACTGCAGGAAATACAGGGGATTATCGACGATTTCAAAAAAGCTGCTGCCAATGCCATTGCTGCCGGGTTTGACGGCGTTGAGATCCACGGCGCGAATGGCTATCTGCTGGAACAGTTCCTTAAAGATGGCGCAAACCAGCGTACTGATGAATACGGTGGCTCTGTTGAGAATCGCGCGCGTTTACTGCTGGAAGTCACGTCGGCAGTAAAAGATGAGATAGGCGCAGAACGCACTGGCGTTCGTATTTCACCAGTTTCACCGGCTAATGCGATTTCGTGCAGCGATCCGCAGTCACAATATGACTACCTCGCTGAACAACTCGATGCATTAGGTATTGTGTATCTCCATGTGGTTGAAGGCGCCACAGGCGGCCCGCGAGATGTATCACCGTTCGATTATGATGCCCTTCGCCGGCGCTTCAAAAACAGCTATATCGGAAACAATGGCTATGACCTGGCGCTGGCGTCCACTCATCTTGCACAGGGCAAAGCTGATCTTTTCGCTTTTGGTCGCCCGTTCATCTCCAATCCGGATCTGGTCGAAAGGTTGAAGACGGGCGCGCCTCTGGCATCACTCAATCCTGAAACACTTTATGGCGGTGGCGCAGAGGGATATACCGATTATCCGTCTCTTGCCGAGGCCAGCAAGTAAATCTGTGAGTGTCACGGTTCTACATACATCGCAGATTGCGAATTCTGTTTACAAATTATAAAGAAGATCAACATGACTAAAGCTTCAGTTCTCATTACAGGTGCATCAACGGGTATTGGTGCTGTTTACGCTGAACGGTTTGCCCGCCGGGGTCACGACCTTGTTCTGGTTGCACGTGACCAAGCGAAGTTAGAGATATTGGCCGAGCGCCTGCAACAGGAAAATGGCATTTCTGTAGACGTTCTGCCTGCCGACCTCACGCGAACGAGTGATTTAGCCGCGGTTGAAGCTCGCCTGCGTGAAGACACACAGATTGGCATTCTTATCAATAACGCTGGTATCGCGCAGTCCGGTAGTTTTACAGAGCAGACGCCTGAATCCATAGAAAGTCTCATCGCACTCAATGTCACTGCCCTGACAAGGCTTGCCAGTGCCGTGGCTCCTCGGTTTGTAAAAGCGGGAGAAGGTTCGATCGTCAACATCAGTTCTATCGTCGGTCTCGCCCCTGAATTTGCCATGACGGTGTACGGCGCGACCAAAGCCTTTGTTCTTTTCCTCTCTCAGGGAATGAATGTAGAGCTGTCATCTAAAGGCATATATATTCAGGCGGTTCTCCCTGCCGGTACTTACACGGAAATTTGGGACCGTGCGGGTATCGATATCAGTAACGCTGCAAAATTCATGGAAGTTGGCGAGTTAGTTGATGCCGCACTGGTTGGCTTTGATCGCCGTGAGCTTGTCACCATCCCACCACTACAGAAGGCTGAACGCTGGGACACCTTCGATACCTCGCGTCACACTCTGCTTTCTGACATCAAACAAGATGAAGTTGCTGAACGATATAAAGCACTTTAGTCAATGAGGTAGGCTCTGCAGAACGCCCTTTGAGTAGTTCTGCAGAGAAGCCCCCCTTACAGCGTGACGTCTCATCAGCGATGAGAATTCTCAAACAAATCTTGAAGGCCTTTTCAGTATGACAAAAAAACGTGTAGCACTGGTTACCGGTGCGTCCTCCGGTATCGGCGAAGCGTCTGCTATTAAACTTTTAGCGGCAGGGTATAAGGTTTATGGCACGAGTCGGCGTGGCTCCATAGCGGGAAAGCATCCGTTTCCCTTGCTGACTCTTGATGTAACAGACGACGCTTCTGTCGGGGCCGCCATTGAGGAGTTACTTCGTATGGAGGGCCGCATAGATCTTCTGGTGAATAATGCTGGCTTCGGGATCGCTCCGGCGGCGGCGGAGGAAAGTTCTGTCGAACAGGCCAGACAGATGTTCGACACCAATTTCTTGGGCATAGTCAGGTTAACCAGGGCAGTAATTCCACACATGCGTCATCAAGGCAGCGGACGCATTATTAATATCGGCTCGATACTCGGGGTCGTTCCGTTTCCTTATGTGGCACTTTATGCTGCCAGTAAATACGCGATCGAGGGATATACGGGAGCGCTGGATCATGAACTACGCACCCAGGGTATCAGGGTTTCGGTCATCGAACCTGCTTACATGAAAACACAGTTTGAAGCCAATAACATAGAGCCGGATGCCAAGCTTGAAGAGTATGACCTGATCCGGGCTAAGCTGGCGAAAGTGCTTAGTAAGGCAATGGCCGAAGCGGAAAGCCCGGAGGTCGTTGGTGACGTAGTTGTTAAAGCGGCTCAGACTTTACATCCGAAGGTGCGCTACACGGCGGGAACTCTGGCCGGTAAATTGAATTTTATCCTCAGGTTCGCGCCTGCTTCATTCCTGGATAAGGTCGTGCGCAAAAGTCTTCAGCTGGATGCGAAGGACTAAAAAATGAAATTTTCTCAACTGGCCATTCTTACTACAGTGTTGTTTTTCATCCTGGCCACGGTATGGATGTTTTTCCCGGAACAGCTTTTAACACAATGGGGCATTGAGCCAACTCCGGGTACTATCGTTATTTGTCATCGCTCGGCCGCATTTTTTGCAGGAATAAGCGTTATGTGTTTCCTGGCCAGAAATGCCGGACCTTCCCCGGCCCGTTATGCTCTGGCCGCGGGTATCAGCACGATATCGATTATTTCAGCTGTGCTGGGCATCGCTGAATGGCACGAAGGGCATGTCAGCGGACAGATTCTTTTTGCCGTCTTAATCGAGCTGTTCCTGGGCGCCGCCTTTTTACTCAGTAACAGGGCTCCTGCGAAAAATATTACTGGCAAATACTAAAGGGTAAAGAACAAATGAAAAGTAGGAAGATGAAAGCCTTTACGTTTAAACGTTATGGTAAAACCCCTGAGCTGGGATTTGATGACGTGGATTTTCCTTCCCCGGGTGCTAATGAAATCCTGGTGAAGGTACACGCGGTTGGCCTTAACCCAATTGACAACATGATCCCAACGGGAATGTTTAAGCCAGTGTTGAATTTTACGCTTCCTGCGACAATGGGCAGTGATTTGGCTGGGATCGTCGTATCCGTGGGTTCTGGTGTGACCCGTTTTATCCCGGGTGACGAAATCTTTGCCAGTATTTTCGATACAGGAATGGGTTCCCTGGCCGAATTTGCTTTGGTCCCTGAAAGCGCTGCGGCCAGAAAACCCGCGAACCTGGACTTCGTGCAGGCGGCTGCGTTACCGATGGTAAGCCTAACGGCCTGGCAAGCGCTAATAGAACGTGCCGAGCTTAAGTCTGGTCAGAAAGTTTTTATACCTGCAGGTTCAGGAGGCATTGGCAGTTTTGCCATCCAGCTTGCGAGTCACCTGGGCGCAGGCGTAGGTACGACAACGAGTACAGAGAATGTAGACTGGGTAAGCCGTCTTGGTGCAGCTGAGGTGATTGACTATAAAAAGCAGGAATTCGAAATCGAACTCAGTGGCTACGATATTGTCCTGGGTACTCTCAGAGGGGATGCAATTGAAAAATCCACCTATATTCTTAAGCCAGGCGGGAAAATTGTATCTCTCATCGGCCCGTTAGATGCTGATTTCGCACGTGAGAGAAATTTAAACTTCCTCCTGCGCTTTGTGTTTACCCTGATGAGCCATAAAATCATGCGTCTTGCAAAAAAGCGCGGACTGACCTATTCATTTCTCTTTGTTCGGCCTGATGGCTCTCAACTCTTTCAAATAAGTAAGCTCATAGAAGCGGAACATATCATCCCAGTGATCGACAAGGTTTTCCCTTTCGAAGCAACGAAGGAAGCTCTTGATTATCTTGCAGGAGGACATGCGAAGGGCAAAGTTGTCGTTAGGATACAATGAAAAAATAAGCGTGATTTGCATCTGCCTACTATAAGAAAAATCGCTAGCTCTGTTGCCTCAGGTAAGCGGGACAACATGTTTTCTACTAGCTAAAGGCGGACGCTTTGCGACTAGCGTCCCCCTCTCCTTCTTGTTGATAAATATGTTTATTTAATAGATTGTACATAGAGAAACATGAGCAAATGTAACATCACATATCCTGCGACAGGAAATGTAGGTTGGAATTATCTCATCGATTGAGGGTAAAAGTTCTCACGCCTGCATCCCCTTACCTCTTGCCAGGTTAATTCTATCAACGCATTCCCTCAGCATTTTTACTTGCTCAGGGGTGAGTTCAGTTTCATCAATGCTGGCGAGAAGACTATTGAGGGAGCGCTCAATATCGTTTTTAGTCAACCGTAAACAGATAACCTTAACCCAACGTGGCGAGAACTTACTGAGGCCGATTGCTCTTGTGATGCGTATTTTCATGAGATGCCTCTTAACCACCAGTTTGGTGGTTTTGCAACCTCGGTTATAGCACGCAATGAAGATTACTTATGTGATAATTTCGCCTTAGAAATTTCTAGGGATCGTTTAGCCTGAGGACAATCAGGCTTTCAGTAAACATCTAAGTTGGTTTTCAAGCATGTCACACAAGCGCCTCGTCATTACCCGAAGCGGCTTATCACGTGAAGGTAGTTTTTACGATCATACTCTCGCTGGAATGTCAGCTTTGTGCCAATAGCGGACGTTGTTAAGTTCATGCAGTATGGATTCACGAAGAACAGACGTTATATTTTGTCCTGATTGACACGGGATGAAAGCTCCTGATGGCTCTCTTTTCGTTCGCTGTAACGATCCGCAAGATAACCGGTTTGTCCCTTAAGCAGCAGTGTGATTTTAAACAGCTCCTCGGCTACATCGACGATGCGGTCATACCATGACGAAGGTTTCATTCGGCCGTTTTCGTCGAACTCTTGCCATGCCTTGGCTACAGAGGACTGGTTGGGGATCGTAAACATCCGCATCCAGCGACCCAGAATGCGCATCTGATTCACGGCATTGAAGGACTGCGAACCGCCGCAAACCTGCATTACCGCAAGTGTTTTACCCTGTGAAGGACGAACTGCGCCTTCACTTAAGGGTATCCAATCGATTTGTGCCTTCATAACTGCGCTCATTGCGCCATGCCGCTCCGGCGAGCTCCACACCATCCCGTCACACCATCTGACCAGCCCGCGTAGTTCGGTGACCTTAGGGTGCGTGTGCGGTGCATCATCCGGCAGGGGTAAACCGGAAGGGTTAAAGAGCTTTACCTCCGCGCCCATCGCCGTCAGCAGGCGACCGGCTTCTTCTGCGGCAAAGCGGCTGTAGGAGCGCTCCCTTACCGAGCCATACAGGATCAGAATCCGTGGTGGCTCCTGCAGATGCAGGCGTTCAGCGATGTGTTGATCAAAGCATTCGGTGTTCAGGGCAGGAAATTGTTCCATTTTTCTCCTCCGGAGAGAACAGATGTTTTCAAAGTCAACATATATGATTTACCATATGTATATTCTAAAGGGAACGGAATGATAAATGCTACAACCTGTTCAGCTTTTCAAAATCCTGTCGGATGAAACACGGCTCGCCATCGTCATGCTTCTCCGGGAGTCCGGTGAACTTTGCGTCTGCGATATCTGCGCGGCCACCTCCGAATCGCAGCCCAAAATCTCGCGACATATGGCTATACTTCGCGATTCTGGGCTGGTTCTTGACCGTCGGGAAGGCAAATGGATCCACTATCGTCTGTCACCCCACATACCAGCGTGGGCAGCTGAGACAATCACAACATCCTGGCAGTGTCTGCGCGAGGATGTACGTGAATGGCTGGACAAATCAGCCTGCACCTCCTGCTAAGACAGGGAAACACATTTACATAATCATATATGATGGAGTCCGAGATGCTTTTGGCAGGGAGTATATTTTTAATGACGCTGGTACTGGTGATCTGGCAACCCAGAGGCCTGAGTATTGGCTGGAGCGCGAGTATCGGGGCAGTGCTGGCGCTGGGAACCGGTGTCATCCATATCGCTGATATTCCCGTTGTCTGGAGTATCGTCTGGAACGCGACAGCGGCATTTATTGCGGTCATCATCATCAGCCTCCTGCTCGATGAGTCCGGCTTCT